TTACAATATCGCTATTGTAGAGTTTATCTTGAACTAAATATTCAATATCTCTATAGGCTGGCTGTCTTAATAAGTTACTTCCAAAAAGAAGCCTTGTTCCAACTTTATTCTTATCCAGATGAGCTATAAGTTCTGCTCTTGTGAAGTTACAGGCATAAGATTTTATTGTGATAGGAAAACCAAACCAGGAAGGTTCACTATCTAAAGCAGGTCTAGGAAGGATGAACCAATTCTCAAACTCTTGCATCTTCTCAAACAAATAAATAAAATTATACCTACGCGCCTCAACTATTTCATCCAACCTATCTATTTGTGAAGACAGAAGAGATGCCTGTAAGTCTGTCATTTTTAAGTTGTAGCCTAAACGAGTGTAAACATATTTATGGTCATATCCTTCTGGCAAACCTTCAAATTTATGTTCAAAGCGTTTCCCACAAGCAGCATCCTGTCCAGTAGCACAGAAACAATCTCTACCCCAATCTCTAAGAGATTTCACAACCTTAGAAATCATAAAACTATTTGTAAGAACTGCCCCACCTTCACCACCAGAAATATGATGAGCGGGATAATAAGAATGGGTAGAAATATCTCCGTAGGATTCCACAGGCTTTTCTTGAAAAGTGCTACCTAAAGAGTCACAGCAATCCGACATCATAAATATATTATATTCTCTACAAAGGTCTTCAATAGCTTCTGCATCAAATACATTACCCATTGTATGAGCAAGAATAACTGCTTTTGTTTTTCCTTCTACAATCGCTTCTGCTATATCTTCAACATCAGGAACATAAGTACCTAAAGCTACATCTACAAATACAGGAATAGCTCCTGCTTGAATAATGGCATTTACGGTAGTGGGGAAATTTACAGCAGTGGTTATGACTTCATCTCCAGGCTTTATTCTTCTTTCACCAAACTCAGGAGCGGTCATAGCCATAATAGCAAGAAGATTTGCACTACTGCCACTATTACACAGTGTAATATATTTAGAAGAATTTCTAAGATAGCTCTTTAGTTTTCGTGTATATTCTCTAGCGTATTTCCCTTCTGTATACCACTTATCTAAAGCACACTCCACCAAAGATGCTACATCAGCACCATTCCAAACATCTCCACCATTATACATAGCTCCATGTGTAGGAATGAAAGTTTCTCCAGGAATAAATTCATTATGCGTTCCTGAAACTAAATGTTTTACGGCTGCTACAATTGCACTCTTCCCAAGTTTATTTAGCATGTTTTATTATATCTTCTATTGTATCTTGTAATGAATATTGCTGAACAAATCCCATAGATTTTAGTTTTGACACATCCAAAACCATATTATCTGTTTGAACATCTTTATGAAATTTTGGAATGGGTATTAGCTCTAATAAATTTATTCCTCGTACTTCACAATGAACATCTTCTATTATTTCTTTCACTATCCGACCATTTCCAGAACCTATGTTTATAATCTCCCCTGATTCTGATGTCATAGCGATTTTTATTGCTCTTACAACATCTCTAACATCCATATAATCTCTATAGCACTCTGTATCATATAAATAATCTACTTTTCTCCCCTTTACCAATTCCGTAATCATATACTGGAGAGCGTTTTTCTTCCTGTCTGCTTTTTCATCTACTCCACCAATCACATTACAAAGTCTCAGAATTCTGTATTTCATATTGTAAGTTTTGCAGTAACTAGCTAATAACATCTCAGCAGCATATTTTGTGACAGAATAGAATCCCGTAGGATTACAGCAAGCAGTTTCTTTTACAGGAACAAAGTCCTGTCGTCCATAAACGAACCAACTAGACAAAAACGTAATGTCTGATTTCTCTCCGTGTATCCGTCTCATATTCTCAAGGAATGTAACAAGAGTAGTTAAATTAGTATCAATATCCAAGTAAGGTTTTTTCTTTACATGATAATTGTGAACTGTGCTAATCCCATACAAGACTTTTGGTGTTCTGGAAGCATAATCGAATTTGTCCTGAATAATTACGTCATCCTCAAACTGACGAACAAATTCTTTTCCTATATAACCATTTCCAAAGAGACTAATTTTTGAATTCATTTTGATACCATTTCACAGTTTTCTCTAATCCTTCTTGTAAGGATGTGCTAGGTGTCCAACCAAGGACTTCTTTTACACGATCACAATTAACATGCTGATTAGGAATTTCTCCTCTTAGTTGGTGTTCAAAATTTATAAATAAATCATTCCTTACAAGACTTATAATCATCTTTACAATATCCCCCACAGAAGTAGCACATTCTGCACCAAAATTGAATACATTATAATCCTTCTCGTACCCATATTCAGCAGCAAGTGCATATCCATCTACAATATCCTTCACATAGACGTAATCTCTTAGATTTGTACCGTCTCCTCTAATAACGGGGTTCTTTCCATCTACCAACCTTTTTACTGTTCTAGGAACAATTCTCTCTAAGTGGGGGTCACCTTCACCATACACATTAGCATTTCTGATAATGGTTGTAGGAACATTAAAGAATCTGGCATACATAGTTGCCAGGTTATCTCCACATAATTTAGACACGTTGTAGGGATGGTCTAATCCTAACAAATCACTTGTATCTTCTATGAAAGGGGTGTCCCCATAAACTTTATCTGTAGAGATATGTACATAACCACCTACTCCAATCTTATTCAGGACAGAGAGAAGATTGTAAGTCCCTCGTATATTCACATCTAATGTCTCATACTCCATCTCTCCAGCAATTCCTACAATGGGCTGTGCCGCTAAATGGAATACGATGTCTGGTTTCAGGTCTTCCAATGCGTCAGAGAAGGATTCTAAATCAAGCAAATCTCCAAACAATTTCCAAGTATTAGGACGTTTAGATTCTTTTATGTGAATAAACTCAGTGACTTCTGCACCTAGATTTAGCAACTTAGTAACTAAATGGTTGCCAATAAATCCAGTAGCTCCTGTCACCAATACTTTTTTATCTTTCCAGAAAGTCATATCTCTTTACCTATTTACAGGATTGTGTTCATTGTTATCCATGTGAGATTTACACGACAATAAAGCTCCTTGAGGACTAGCGTCTCTCTTATAAGCGTCATAATTTATAACTACAGCAGGACTTCCGCAGGTGCAAAATAACACCCATCCCAATTTCCTTGCATCTCTGTAAACAAAATGATTGTCATACGGAGCGCACTTTACCTTTCCTATTGAAGGAATAAAGACATACTCCTGCCTAACAAACTCTACACCGTCAGAAGTAACTCGGTTCAAATCTCCCCGATGATGAATAATATTAGGTGGTTTAGCTGTTTCTAACGCAGTTTTTATGTGAGATAAATCTGTAGACGGTTTTTGTACAGGAAAACCTCCATTATTTCTACTCATCTAATCCAAACTCCTTTAACACTTTACTGACAAGTGAGTCGTATGTAAAGTCTTCCATATTCACTTTGTTATAAGCAGCAAGAGCAATTTCTTCTGCTTCATGTGGACTCTCTAATGCCCACTGCACTCTAAGAACTGCTTCATCTAAATTACTAAATCCTAAATAATGATGACCTTCTTTGAAACCAAATCTTTCTAAATCATCACATCTATCAATAATAGGACAAAGTTTCATTGCCATCAATTCAAATACACGAGCGTTTAAATCTCCAAGAGATGACCAATTCAATCCTACTTTTGCTCTATTATTCAATTCTCGATATTCGTCAAAGATAGGCCCATTTTCAAATAAAACAGAAATTCCTAAGGAACGTAACCTATTTACCCATTCAATTCTTTGCTGGTAAGGCATACCAATAAGAACAGCGTCAGTATCCTTTTCAATTTCTGTCATAGGATAATGTACATCAGGGTCAAACGCATAATGCAACAGAACATCATCACCTTGAGCATACTTTGGGTGCATATTATAGGACACGTCAGAAACGCTTCTTGCATGAGAATAATCTAAACAGTGGCTATCTGTAAAAATAGAAACAACTTTTCCATCGGATGGCTTACTTACCCAATTTACACCTGCGTCAACAGCAATCACAATATCAGGAATCCATCCATCTAATTGCGCCTTTACTATTTCATAAGGAATTCTTCCAATATTAGGCTTAAATGGCAACGGATATGTAGGAGATTTTGCATATTTCTCCAATACGTTGAGACCTCCCAGCCAAGGAATCCATGAACCAGTATAAACACCGCAGGTTCTTAATTCTACATCAGGATTCCTATTGAAAGCATTTTCCCAATATCGAGACATACTAAGTGGATACCATATCGAAAGCATAAGAACATTTATTTTTTCTTTCGGAATTCCTTGTGTCATTTTGTCACCCATTTTTCCCTGAACTTCTGTTGATTTATTCTTGTACCCTTCTGCCTATCTTCTCCATATCCAATCGTCTTACCCCCAAGATGTATCACCACCTCAGGAGAAAGTGACCATAACTCGTAACCCTTTTCCAATGCTGTTGTAGAAATATCTACGTCTTCAAAATCGTTAGGGGCATATCGAGTATCAAAGTATCCTAACTCTTCCCAGCCTTCTTTAGTGGTTGCCAGAACAAATCCTTCTGCATAAGGGAATATCTTATCACCGAATTTGTTCCATCCAGTAGTTTCAGTGTAAACTTTTCCACTAATTAGGGTTTTAGGATAATCTTTCAATTTCTCGTCAATTTCTTCAAAGAAGCCTTTATAAATCCTGACATCAGTGGATATGAGAATAATAATATCTCCAGATGCTACTTTCAGCCCTTTGTTAGCCGTATAAAGAAATCCTAAGTTACTTTCATTGTTAATGACATTGAGATTTAGAGATACGTTATTCTTCCACCACAATAAACCCCCACGAAACCCGCTCTCTGTACTTTTATCATTTACTACAATCACTTCAAATTCGCCATTACCTTTAGTGTTGTGAATATCATAAAGTAATTGATGAAGCAAAGCGTAGTTGTTGAAGGCAGGAATGACTACAGAGGTTTTCACAGTAAATCTAATCCATCTTTGTATGAATACTGCGGTAATCCTAACTTAGCAGAAAGAGATACATCTAAACCTGCTCTATGCGGTCTAGGAGTAAATGCCTTATCATCTTTATTGTGCGTATTTATCTTAGCTTCTGGCAACCAAGTCTTCATAAACGTAGCCCAGTTAACCGTCTCGCTACCAGAGATGTGTAGTATCTTTGGCATTTCATCAATGTTATTTATATAGTATAGAATACTTTCAATGAAATGATTAATGTGCATGAAAGAACGTCTTATAAATGTTGGATAGGATTGATTGCGGTAATCTACTTCCGCACTGTAGCGTATACCTTGCAACCTTCTACTGTTAAACAAATAGCTAGTACGAATAATCTTCATATTCTCGTACTCACCAGCCATATACTCACCAGATAATTTAGTTCTACCATATTGGTTTACAGGAACACGCCTATAGTAGTCTTCTTTATATGGCCCTTTCTTTATCCATCTTTTTAGAGAAAAATCAAGATAGCTCTTCCCACTAAATACATGATCTGTAGATAAAATGACTGATGGAACACCTAGTTTCCTGGTCACCTCTCCCAAATTGAGTACCCCTCTAACATTCACATCAAACATCTCTTTGAAATTCTTATCGTCCTCACACCATTCAGGAGATGACTTAGAAGCAAGAGAGACGACCACATCTGGCTTACATGATGTAATCGCCTTCTCTACACTTTTTTCGTTTCTAATGTCACAGTCTAAAGGAACATATCCTTCTTGTTTCAATAACTCTGTGCCAACCCTACCAGTATGCCCAATAACTGCTATTTTCATTTTATCTTCTCTTTATATTAGTTTACCCTTTTGAGGCAGAAAGACTAACCGCCTTATTTGTCTTAAACCGCAAGGCTGCCACAATAATGGCTATACCAATACCTACCCATTCAGACACATCTGCTCCAGGGGTGTAATCCGCATATCCGAACAATCCCGCTACTTGTAATAGCGCGTATAAAATAGAAAACCAAAGAGTTTTACTCTCATTCCAACTTTTCATTACATTGCTCCCGTTTCATGTAAATTTACATTAGTTTGCGATGCTAAAAAGAAACGCTTTTTACGTTTCCCGCAGCACGCTTTCGTATCAATTGCCAATATTTTGCCTAAATCACCTTCCTTTACCCATCCCAATGAAACATGATTTCTAGGTGTCCAGATATACACAGTTTCCCCCACTTTCACGCTATGTCCGTTTTCATTATAATGTTGCGTAGCTACATAACCATCTCTTTTCACCATAAAGACAGTATACCACAAAATTACTCTGAAGTATAAGAATTTAGTAAGAATGTATAACAGACTTCATTCGCTGTATAGATTCTTTAAATGCCGCCGCATTTATCATAAGAGTTCCTGTAACGTACTCAGAAACTACTTTTTCAAAATCAACTCTTCCATTGTCTCTAAAATAAAATACCTGATGTCTAGGGTCTGACTTATCTGCATGACTATAAAATCCACCTAGAGCTATCAAAGCAGAAGCCAGGTAAATATCTTTGGTTTCAAAATCTTCTCTTTTATCTTTCATATAAATTCCTTATTAAAATGAAAACACCTTACTAATATAATAATTTAGTAAGGTGTTTATATCAAGCATATGAATTTATATTCTAATCAAACATCCCTACAGTTTCACTAAAATCCATAGTCTGAGATAAGCAGAGATTAGGCTTTTTATATAATGGTCTAGGTCTCAAACCATGAGAAATATCTTGTGTAAACGTAGGGTTTACACCAAATAATTTACATTTCCTAGTTGTTCTATTGAAATAATCGCATGGTGTAACATAATCTGCCAGAAGGAACAAACTTCTTAGAGTAGTCTACATCTTTTCTACCTAACCTTCGTTCATGTGTGATATTCAATTCCATATTTTCTCCTTATCCAATTAATATAGGTAATACGATCTCAGGAACTTCCTGGCTTACTTGTGACGTAATAAAAATATACATGACTGTAACTATTAGTATTCCACAGAAAACACCAGAGATGAAGACTGTGAAATAGCGGAGGAATTTGGTTATTAGCTTTGTATTCATACTTATCTAAGTCTCCAAGTAAGTGTAGGTACAAAATATATCCTATAATTACACTTTTATCCTTATTTGACAATAAGGATTACCGTTATTATCACTTTATCGGAAGTTTGACGGTAATAACTCCTGATCCTTCACAAGTAACGCAATCACAACCACCAAACGGGTCAGGTGACCCTAAAATATCTTTACCGCTACCGCCACAATCGTCACACTCTTCATATACATCTTCGCACCAACGACAAGCGTATTTTTCAAACCTACGCATTTGGTCATCACAATTCAAGCATGTTGCATCATCTATACTTACACTATTCTCGCAAAAATAACATACAACATTCATCGCTATTCGATCTGGAGGCATCCTAGTATCTTCTATATCTCTATCATTCATAATCTTCTCCTTTCCTGCATTTTACACCATTTATTCTTTATTAAGGTTAAAATTAGATTGGGGATTTTTCACCTATTGCACCTTTAAGAGTTTCAGGATGAGCCATTACAATATCTCCCATCTTATAAAAAGAGCTATCTGGTTTGTATTTCTTAGTAATCACCAACTCTTTCTTACAAAAAGGAGACCACTTTCTACCATACAATTTAGTAAAAAGCCTTTCTTTTATGCTCCTATTTACATATTTTGCAGTATATCCATCTGGCACTACTAAATTGCCATCTGATACGAGTTTGAAACCTGCTACATGATTCATCATAATTTTCTCCTTTTCATATATCTTATCAGAAAATACCTAGGTGCAGATTAGAATTAGATTAGTATTTATCTTCACACAACCATGACTCATATCTAACAACTCTACCAACTGTAGGTTGACTAATACCTCCACATATCTCTCCTATCTCTCTTTGCGAGTAATTTCCTGTTTTCCATAATCTACGCATCTCTCTAGCAACATCACAATTTATTTTTGAAAGAGCGTGTTCTTCTTCTCGTGGAGCAGAGTTCTTTATATTTTGTTTATGTGCGCGGGATAAAGTTTTTTCTGGATACTTTGGAACACCTCTACCTAAATCTTTGCGGATAATCTTTCCTATCATAGCAGAAGACACTCCCCATATATCTCCAATTTCTTGTTGTGTGTAATCTCCAGACATATACAAGTTCTGTACTTCTTTATAGTCGGGTTTTGGTATAAACAACTCACGTTGTTCTGGAACACCTTTTCCTAAATCTTTCTTTACAATTCTACTAACTGTACGCCTACTCACATTATATATTTTACTAATCTTTTTTGTAGAAAGGTTAGTATCTTTATACAAATTTTGTATCTCTAATTCTTCATCTAAGGTTAAAGCAGAAACCTTTCTTTTCATTTCTTCTGACATAATACGACCTTCTGCATGTACATCCGCATATTTAGATAAATTATAATCCTGTCCCCACTCAACTACATTATCCAAATACCATTGCTCTCTATCATATATAGATCCCCTATCTACCACTTCTTCTAAAATACTAAATTCAAAAGATGTTTCTCCATGAACATTCCATGAGTTCTGCAAAAGCGGATTGGGGTGAGCATTTCTTCTAAGAAAACTTTTATGATGATTCCACCTATGTACAATATCTATACTACTCCCAATGTAAATTCTTCCATTCTCTAAGTTTACTATCTTGTATATTCCAGACACATTATTCATATCCATTCCAAAACAAATAGCGGCTAATGAAATTCGAGTGTTTGCTTATGACACAAGTTCACTAACCGCTATTTGTTCTCGAAGTCTTATGTCATAAGCATAAAGAGTATACCATTAAAATAAAAAGAGTGCAAGAAATTCTTGCACTCTTAATCTAAATCGGACTAATCTTATCTTAATCGTTCGATAAGTGGACTACTGGACAGGTTGATACCGATCTCCCACTGAACAAGCTCGTATATTTACCATGAGCGCATCGAGCTTTGGCAACTAGGACAGTTTTCTTCCAAATCTGGAACGCAATTGCAGTACATCCAGGAGCTAAGTCCTTGAAAGCCAATGGGATTTGAGTCTTACGGAATATCAAAGGTTCTCCGTTGTGGCTCATACGCAGAGCGTAAAGGCTGGATTGGAATGTAGTTGCACTTGAAGCTGTGCGAGTAAAGTTACTATCCGCAACAACCATGAGCGTACCGATGCCAGTATTGACTTCACCTGCGAAGTTGTAACCAGGAACGATGCGACTTCCGTCATTGTGATTTACAAGTTGCGAACCTTGATAACCAAGTTGGAAATATGCGCTCATCATTTCTTGGATGGCAGTGGGATGACCGAAAACTGCGGTAGGTTTAGCACAACCTTCTGCTAAGAAACGGTCAAAGTTTGCACCAGAGAACGTGCCAGATGCCTCACTCGAAGCGTTTGTATGTGAGCCATTGCCAGAGGTGATGAGAGTTTCAATGCCATCATATTCGAGAGCGTTAGAGCTTGCGTTACCACGAACTAAGAGGCGATCTTCGCCATTCAGTACGAGGGTTGCCATCAAAGCCATTTCTTTTGCTTTCAAATTAGCAACTGCCTGATTAGCTAACGTATTTACACCAGCAACACCAGGAAGTCCTTGACCAGCAGGCATAGGCCCGTTCAAACTATCAATACCTACACCAAAACCGCCTTGCGACATGCCTGCTACAGCAGCAGAGTGCATGATGTCAGAAAGGGTTAGAGATTTGTAAGCGCCAATGTTTTTTAGTGTGGCAGTAACATTATCACCATCATGCTCATAATTTTCAGGGCATGCTCCATCCGCAAATGAAACATAAGATGAACCAGAGACAAAAGCAAGTTCATCCATCTCTCGATAAGTAAATGCTTTCAGTCCAGTGCTTTCATCTGGAATAGCCCGAAGCAAATTTACTTCTTCGCACATAGCGAGTAGTTCAGTCGTGTCTAAGGGGGTAGGGTATTGTGCAGCAAAATCATCAGGAGTAGAAACTCCAGGGAGTACAGGGTCTGTTGCTTTTGAAACAAATCCCTGTTCTGCTACTTGGTCTTGACCAAGATTTAATACTAATTCAGGCATTATAGCCTCCTTCTAATTCAATAGGTTTCCCACGCCGCCGAAGAAGGCTTAACCGTAGTTGTTGGTTATAGTTTTATTCTACAACCTTGATTACATTATGTAAAGTATAACTTATCCCAATCCTGCAAGTCTCTCAATTTGAGATAATTGTTTTTGTCCCTGCTCAGTGATATTACTTCGCTTTACTTCAATGCTTCGAGGAGCGGGAACATCATCAGTAAGTGCTGGAGCTACAGATTGTGCAGTAAGTCCACTTAACTCTTTCACTAGCTGCGAAACGATTTCTTGTTTCAAAGTAGGAATAAGTTCTTGCATAGTAGATTTGATGACACCTGCAACGTCAGCTAATGCGCCTTGGGGGGCTACTTTAGACTTCACAACTTCTCCAAGCTCATTGAACATAGGCTGAATTTCTTTCAATGCTTCTTCGCCATAAATACCTTTTTCAGCAAGTTCAGCAAGTTTGTCTTCTAAGATTTTGGCAAATTCTACTACTTCTGATTTTGGAGTAACTTCTTCTTCGGGAACAACTTCTACTTTCTTAGCGGGAACTGCTTCCGCTTCAACTGATTTTCCGTCTTTCATAATTACCTCATCATTTACAGATTTCTCTGTACTAATTTCTTCATCAAATTCAATTCTCCATCCATCATCTCCAGCTTCACTCTTCACAGAAATATACCCAATTTCAACTCTTTCCCATGCAGAACGCTTATCGAATGAAAAACCTTTATCACCATCACTGTATCCTACTCTGTATAAAGTTCCAGATTCGGACACAATAACGCTGTTTTCTGTAACAGTACGCACATACATTGGAGGACTGAATTCATCATAAAAACTTCCTCGAACAGACCATGCGTAATCTTCTAAATCTTTTTCAGACTTCACAACCAAAATATCTTCAACTACTTGAGACTTCTGCTCAAGTTCGATGTCACTTCCTATAATGCTCTCTGCATCATCTTTCTTAGTCATAATATCACTTGATTTCATTTCGATCTCCACATCAGTTCTAGGATGAGCAGGAACACGAGTAAATGCTTTGTGTACCAAATGTCCTTTCAAATAAACTTTGTTCTCTACACATTTAGTACACAGTTCACATTTATCTTCTAACGATTTTCTAGTGAACACAAAATCGTCACCATCTTTGATTTCATGCTTATGTTCTAAGTCAATAAATCCAATAGACACTCTAACTGGATTTTCAAAGTCTTTTTCTTCTGCATACAAATCATTGTACACAGATTTCCAAATTCTATTGCCCAAATCATTATCATAAAGAACGTCTACTGATTTTAGTTTCTCCCCATCAAGATATAACTTTTCTTGTTCACCAGGAAGCTCATCAAAAGCGTCCGACTTATAGTGAGCAACAGATAGATAGGGTTTACCACCTTGCCACTTCTCTTCGTGAACAACAGTGTCAAATGGTTCTGGTACAGGAAGATTGTCATCACTTCTCTGAATGAAATCTTCAAAAAGTTCTACGGACATTTTCTCCCCGTAAACATCCTCTCCAGTATCAGAATTTACCATGCGCAAGCGCATAGTCCCATCTGCTTTCTCACGAGAAGCCTTTACAATAATCATATCAACGCTAGAAATAGGTTGAACTTCGTCCATATTTACTCCAAAATTGTTACATTTAAGTAACGCTCTCTAAAACCAATTTCAAAAATATAAACCATCCAGCTAGTTATAGCTCCAGTGAAAAACTCACTTACAAAAGGAACGTAACCAACTCCTAACTCATAAAATACGGTAGACAATAAATCTACTCTAAAGATAGCTGCGAGTATGGAAAATATCCATACTCCAGAGCAAAGAGAACAATTTTGCCATTCGTTCAGAAATTGTGGAAGGGGAAACTTCTGAACTAGATAAATTGTTAATCTTCCAAATAACACTACTAACAAAAACCATTTAAGCATCTTTCTTAGGTCTACCTACTTTCTTTGCTACGACTTTAGGTTTTGATGCTTCATTTACCCATTCATATTTTGCCATATGAATAAAGAAGAAATCCACATTTACACCTGCATCATTATGACGCATACCGCCATAAGTCTGTCCCATTACTTCCCATCCATTCTTTTGTAACTCTTGAACTTGCTTACGAAAGCTCTCATACTGAGTAGGATATTGTAAAGGAACTGTTTGCCAACCGATCTGTTTCTTAATCATAACTAAACACCTCTCATTTGAATCTTCCTAAAAGACTTTTTGCTTCTAGGTTTATATAAGCCGAAACAAAACTATCAAAATCTCCATATAAGGCTTTATGGACATCTTTTACTATATTATCGTAATTTGTTTCTATATCAGTGTCAACACCGTTTTCTGTTAGTAAAATGTCTTTCAGAAGATAAATGGTAGACTTTCCTATAAATTCCTTTGCTCCATCATTTAAACTACTTTTAAATTCCTCAGCAACCGTATCCCAATCTACACCATGTAATTTTCCTTTCATGTCATCAGACATATTCTTTGTAGCTAATCTCTCAAGTTCTTCTGGTAAGGAGTTAGAGAAACTTAGCTTCATCCACTTTTTACCTTTCCAAACTGATTTTATAACTTCAATCAATTCTAAAGAATCAATATCTCCAAACAGAGAAGTATCTACCATAGAACGAACCAAATAAATCTCATCTTCTGAAAGCTGTTTCTTTGCTTTAATAATAGACTCTCCAGCAGGTTTTACAATATCAGTAACGAAGCCTTTCACGTATCTTTCAAAATCTTTTGACTTATTTACAGAGATAGCAGATAAACGTACTTGCCCTTGTCCACCAGATGCTACACTTTCAGAACTTCCAAGAGAGCCAGGTCGTTCTGGAGACTTATTTGTATCTTCCTCTGGTTCAACGCCTTCTGGAATAGCTTCTTGAAAATCTTTACTCATCAGCCCATCTTGTAGCATTTGTAATCGCATTTCTTCGCGGGAGAATAGCCCCATCTCATACATTGGCTTGAAAGCTGTAACAGTAGCCAATCTTGCCTTACCCATTGCCATATTTACTTCATCGTCAGGGTCAATGATGTTGAACTGTAATGTGTCAGGAAGAAAGTTCTCTATAAAACGTTTTATTGCTTTCTTTGCTCTAGCAATACCGCTTCGCTTAGTTCTACGCTCTTGGCGTATAGAACCTGCTAAAGTTTCTCCAGAAGCAGACGTAGTTTGTAACCCTATATCAGAGAGAGATAATCCATAAGCAGCAGTTACTATGGCTGCATATTTCAAAGTAATCCTGTCATACATGATGTCATTCGGTACTTTACCAAAAGGAATAAATTTTACATCGGTAGTATGCTCATAAAGAATAGGAATAGCAAATGAGCTAGGGTCTCCTGCTTGAAAAGCTCTAAACGCTTTCGCCCAATCGTATGCACTATCCTTTTCCATATCTCCTAAATCTAAAAGACCTGCTGGAGGAGTGTCTAGCAATAAATTGGAATAATATTGATCACCTCTACGCAACATCTCTAAAGCAAAATACACTTTTTCAGGAGGAGCCATTCCCCAACCATCCCTAAGAATATCATTTCTAGGAGTCATATACACACGAGACATGGCATAAGCGGGGAACTTAGCAGAATGACCATTATAGTACTGAACTACGGGGAATTCTCTGTTTAGAGTGGGATACAAGGTTGCTCCATCAATCGGCTTTACCCAAACAACTCTACCATTTGAACTGTCTTTCTTTCTTCCAATTTCTGCTCCTGCACCAAAAGGAATGTCCAGGAAATCAGACAAAATTCGTTCAACTAATCCTTCATATCCAAAATCATAATAATAGCCTCCCTTATCAATAAGTTTGGAGTAATATTTAACCACTGATTTTAGCTCGTCACGTTTTTCACTGTCCCTAGCAGTAACAGACCAATCAAATCCAATAACTGTGGATAAAAGAGATTCTTTACAATCTACAGCAATTGGCTGTAGCATAACAAACTTACGCCACATTTCAGCACTAACCGCATCAGGTCTAGCCCAAGGCGTAGTAAATCTGGTGAAGAATATATCATCAGTATTTATAGAACGCTGACCAGACTCCTTTGAAGGTTCAGGAACTTCTGGAATTGGAGTTAATGTATTTTGTGAACTAGGAAATCCCAGTGTTTTTGTCATAAATAAATCCTTTTATTTTGCAATAGCCTAGAAAATATTTACATCTCTTGATAAATTTACAAGATGTTTCTTTTCTCCAACATTAACTTCTTCAAGTTCAGTTATTAGGACATTAGATGTCCAAGGTTTCGCTAAATTAATAATACTTGACCCTATATTTTCCATACGCCCATCTATCATACGAGAAATCTGAGGCGCATTGGTGCTGACCATAAATCTATTATCGGGATGCTTTTCTGGTTTTACTACAGTAAACATCTGAACATATCTAGGATTACCATGAACATCTTCTGGGTAAGGTAAATTATCTTGGTCTAATCCACCAAATCTTATTTCAGTGTCACTATCTCTACTTTCTTCGTAGTACATATTACCTTTAAAACCAAGAAGTTTAAAATAGTAAGGATTATTTAGTTCTAAGTTAGCACCAATAACATAATCTGTCGTAAAATTCTTATCTTCACTTGAAGTGTAATCGGTCAAAGCGCGATTCTGTGCCATGAGAGAAGAATAAACCATTACGTAATAAGCTATAGGCATCCCAGGGTTATCTAGCATCGAAAGCTCAAATTGGAAAAACTGAGTAGGTTCTTGTAACTGCACAAAAACAACGCGCTGTTGATTAGGTTTAACAAAAACCGCAGTATAGGGTACAGATAATTTACTATATCTCTTATCTGTCTCAAAACCCCACCACCAATATTTCCCATCATCAGGAGCAGTAACAAATCTCTTTATTTCAGCGGGAATGGAGCTTTTAGGTGGTATAAGGGAATTTAAAGTTTTTTCAGGAACTTCCCAAACAAGTAAATCAGCATCATCAATAGAAATCCACCCTTCTATAGGAATATTAGGATTTTCTACGTATAATGTATGAAGCCATTTTTGACCTCTATCTGTAACAATTCTATCTCCAACTATAACTGCTCCACGATAAGTTGTAGCAAGAATTTTTCCACTTCCACGCTCCTCCCTTACATTTACGTACTTCCATTTATCTTGATAACAAGAATACAAATTCTCTGGACGATTAGGGTCAGGTTTCCAATTCCAACGTCTAGCAGGATTATCAGGAGGCTCTTCATCTACTACAGTTTCCAAAGTAACATACTTTTTACCTGTGAAAATATTTTCTACTGGAACGTGTAAAGTTGTCTCACAATAGATAAAACCGTCATCGTCAGGATGTTTTACATTCTTCACTGGAAACTGTCTACCTCCCCAAGTCCTTGCTACAGTTTCATAATCTATTCCAGAGCCGTCCTTCAATGAAGGAACTTTACCAGAGACAACCGTTGCAAGGATTTCAGGCTCCACTTCTTCCGCTACTTCTAATACATTATTTTCAATATTACCAGTAAAAATTTCCCATTCTTCATCCGTTCCCATGAAATAATTCAGGTCAATAGCCGTCTTTACATATTTATTCAAACCGTATGCAACACCATCCCCTCTCTCAGAGAACTGCCAAAGCAAAGATTTGAAAGGCTTATCAAATGGAGCATCTGCTTCATATCTAGCTTCCCAAAAAGGATATTTCTCGAATAAATTCCACTTATCTTGAGGAACTTTCTCATTCCAATAATAATAACGAGTATAAACACCAATCCTTCCAACCATTTCAGGAATCAATCTTTCAATTTCTCTAAGAAATGTGTGAAAGTCTACCCAAGATGCGTAAGGAGCATTGTCATAATCTCTTTCATAATCAGCCCAAATATAACCTTCTAAAGGATTATCTTTCAATACAGCAGCAAGAAGCTCTGCTTGTCTTGATGGTTTGTATCTTTGGTCGAAAAACCAATAAGTGCTTCTAGGCAACATGCCTTCCGAAGCGTCATAGTTCTTCTGAAAATAATTATCAATCCAAGAACCCTGCCCTGCACGAAGAATAGTAAATTCTGCCCCATTAGCTACCATCTTTGTGTAATCTACATTCTCTGCCCAAAAACTTGTATCAGTACCGATTCTCATATCTCACCTATAGTGTCATAAACTCGGATTTCTTCCAAACCTTATACGGATTTAGTTCAAACATCCCGTTTGTGATTGAAGTAACTCTATCGTCATGGACAACTTGAGTAAATCCATCTATCTGTTTCAGGGTTTCCTTGTTCCATGCAGCTTCCATCATATACATTCTACCCTCTTGTGCTAGAGAAAACCACAACAAGTTCGCAGCCAAAACACGATCTCCGACCTTTTTTACATCTAAACCCTTCACAGTATGCGCCTGTAACTCAGGAAATCGCTTGAAATACTCCTGAACTGCTGCAACTGTAATCTTTCCCGATGCTCCTGGCTCTTGCTCAACCATAACTGTAATGAGAGGGCCATCTGCTCTAGCCACATTCGCAATTACTTCTATAGCCTTTTTATCTCCCCAATGACCACCAATTTGATTTTGAATACAAAATATTGGTTTATCATTTGATTTTCCTTTGTGCTTAGAAATAAGAGTGCCTACCATTTCATCAGGATCATTCTTTGCTTGCTTCTTTTCAGTAGCAGCTAAATCCCAATATCTAAGAACATTAGTTTGGTCGGGAAGTAGCTCTTTGATTATCTTATTTTCTCCATCATCATTTGCGGTAAACCACCTAGCGTCACCAATCTTCCCCCCTTCTTCTGCAAAGTCTCCATCTACTTCTCTGTCTTTCAACCAGCCAGAAGGATAAGAGCTGAGAATAGACACATAAAATCCAGGATCAAGATTTTCTTTGTTATCATTGATAGACCCCTTGAAAGAAGAGATAAGGGAGTCCATACTAATTCCTTCTTTCTCCATAATTCCCAATACGACATCAGGCAAATCTTTTTCAATAAAGAACTCATAAAGCCAGTGGGACATACCCATTGGAGTAGTAGTAGTCCATGCTTGAGGGTTTTTACCAACACGAACAGAAGCAATAGCCATTTTCCAAGCCATGCCTGTAAGGTCATTTCGACTTTCATCATACCAAAGCCAATTTATATTCGGGCCTCGTGCACTATCAGGATTTTTCAACCCTTTACACATTACAGTAGCCCCATTCAAAAACACCATTGTAAAGGGTTGAGATGGTTGCCATTCATCATTAGCACGAGGCTTTTGTGAAGGAACAACTAATTCCCAAGGAATCCACTGTTTGAACTCTTTCCAAGTAGAGTCTTTGAAATCAGAGAATAAAGGATTTATAACTGCTCCAGATTCTCCAGCTTTTATTTTATTTAGTGCTTTCTGTCCTCCCGCTCCCGTTTTTCCAGAACCTCTCCCTCCATAAAATAACGAAAATCTACTTAAACTAGATATGAATCCTGCTTGTGCTTCTGTAGCATTATATAAAGTCCCATCCTTCTTTATAAAATACCCATTTTCGTCTACAGGCCAGACAAGGCTCTTCTTTTTTAAAATCCCAGCAGATTCTTTCGGAAACTCTACACCTCTTGACCTTAGTTCTTCTAAAACTAATAAAAGAGAACGTTTATCATCCCGTGTAAAATTTTTACGCATCTTCTACCCCTTCTTCAACTTCTACAACATCAACGTCAATTATTTCCCCTGCATCAGAAGCTCTCTCCAAGAGTTTTTGTGCTTCCAACATCAGATTTTCGTCTGACATTTTCAACATTTTTACTAATCTTTCAGAAATACCTCTGGAGATTCTTTCTAATTCTGCCCCCTTGAAAATTGCGCTAACAGCAGAAGACGAAGTGTCAAACTTATTATCTCTAAGCCATTCTATCCCCATCTTCTGTAACTCTTTACCTTTTGATGCCATTTGTTTTAGCATCAAAACTCTATGATTTACTAATTCGTCATCTACTATAGCTTCTGCTTTAGCATCTAACTCATCAGCATGAACATCCCAACTATTTTCATGTCTCCAATTTATTAGAATTGGAATAGATGGCTTTCTGCCATGTTCATCTTCATCCATTTTTGCTCTTAGCTTATCAATTCCAATTCTCCCCATTGAATACCAAGTATTGAAGCAATTCTGTTTATATGTCTTTGAATAGTTTTTATATATTTTTTTCTTTGGGTTACTCATAAGATAATTGTACGAAGGTTTATCTTATTTGTAAAGAAGAAATCATTTCCCAGTAGATTGCCACATTTCTTGCCATCCAAGTCTTTCTTCTTCCCAAACAAAACTCATAGTTGCTCTAATTGCTCCAGTATATCCAGATTCATGATGCCAATAATCAGTAGGAGCAATACCAGGAAGTCTGCGAGTTTTTACACCACCAACTTCAAGAACTTCCTCGTGGTGCAAATGACCACTATGAGTTTCCCTATATTTTGATTTCCCCCATTCTTCGCAGGCTTCAACTGCCAACCAATGAACTCTATTTTTCTTGGACATCTCACCATGCTCTAACCCAATAAGATTTTCCCCAATCAGTTTCCACTTACGATTAGCATGTCCTAAATCTGTACTAAATGTATCTACATCTCTATAATGAGAAGCCATTCTACAAGCTAAATGATACATAGAAAGCCCATCATGGTTTCCAGGAATATAAACGAATTCAACTGGAGCATATGTAAGAAGTTTATCTATCGTAGCAATAAACATCTGTGATGCTACATCAAACATCTCTAAAGGATTCATCCCATTCCCATCAACTACTTGCTGATGTCTTTCAGTCTGCTGCTTTCTGTTAGAGAAATGAAACATGTCTCCTAGAGGAGCAAATATAATCTTACTGAACCCCAAAGCATCTCTTTCAATACGAGCAAATACATCAGCCATCATTCTAGGAAATATTTGCTCTAAATCACTATGATTTTCATTAAAGAAACGAGAACCTATATGAGCGTCAGAAGGACACATCTCTAAAACTCTTCTATTACTAGATAACAGAGAAGGGAATTTTACAACATTTTCAAATTTTTTGTTTTTATAATACTCTTTTATAGCATCAATCGAGATTTCCTGAACTGTAAGCGGTTTCACCCTAATCTTGCTTTGGAACTGAATCACTCTACCTTTATCTTCCATTCTTAGAGCGTGCCACATTCCACCAGTACTTTCAATTATTACCCATTTATCGGGGTCGTAATTATGCGCTTTCATTAATGCACAATCATCATTCACATCCCCTTCAAAAATTTCAATAAGCCTATCAGATGAATATGTACCATCAACGTGTTTGTTATTTATCATTCTAGATGACATAGGCTGATTTTTTACTAGAATTCCCCTTTTCTTGCGTTCTTTTGTAAAAAGGTATCTAATTTGCCTTTTTGAATGACCATGCTTATCTGCTAATTCTTGCCAGAAAGGTTGTCCGTCACTTCTGTTCCAGCGTTTAAGACAATCATTAAAGATTTCTTCATTCAATTTGAACTCCTATGATTTATTTTACAATTCCCACTAAATATAATCTTCCCTACCAAACATAACAAGATACTTTTTTCTACGTTCTTGAAGCATTTTCACATTTTCTTCCGATGCTCCCATTCTATGATATTCAGAATGACACTCAGAACAATGTAATCCGATATTCTTCCAATCCTTCGCAATCTTACCACGAGATTTAGGAATAATGTGACTTCTTTCTGTACCTAAATTCCAACAAGTGCCTTTTTTTAGACCAATGCACCGACTATTAAATAACCATAAGATAAACTCTAAGCTATCACTAGGTTCTTTTTGCATTTAGTCCACCAAATATTCAGGATTATCTCGATAAAATTCTCTATACTTCCTAGTCCCTTCTTTGTAACAAGAAAGAAGTCGTCTTTGAACGTTATATTTCCAAATCACTTCCAAATCAAAAGTTTCACTATCGTCCGTTTCAAACTGAACAACATACATCATGTAAATTCTTTTCGCTTCTTCTAAATTCTCTAATCCCCATCTCCACATAGCTTGAACACAAGCCTCATGTGTATAAGGTCTTCCAGTATAAGGATTCTTTCCAAATTCTCTCTCATACCAAGCAGCCACTTTTCTGTAACTTCCACCAGTACCCATTCTTACATAGTACTGACGAAAGAGAGCTTCCCCTTCCATTTCTTTTCTTTTTATCATTTTTGGAAATGCCATTATGTACCCTTAAACTAAATTAGATAAAAAATAAAATATTCCTATAGCGACAGAAAAAATGCCAATAAGTTCCCACCCAACACCATTTCCTTGAATAGCATTTCCAATAACTTCAGTACCAAAGAATATAGAACTAATTAATGTT